TGTTTTATATTTAATTTGTTTGCCCAATCTTTATTTGTTTTAACAGCTTCTTTCTTAACAGCTTCTAATCTCTTAGGAAGATTATTACCAGCTACTAAGTTTTTGTTGTCCATTATACCTGTAAGAGATACACCTAACAATGCTTCTTCATCTGTGTTATTCTTCCAAGCCTTTGTTAAGTATCTAAAGTTAGTGAGTGTCGCTTGGAATGTACCTAAGATTGTAGCGATCTCTGTCTTTCTTTGTATGTCTACCCAACTATCGTTAGGTCTAACAACAACCTCTGTTAGATTACAGAATTGTTTATTTCTTAATATGATTTCACTACAAGGATTACATCCGAAGTCTTTATACTCTGCTCGTCTTCCGTTCTTTGCAGCTTGATTCTCCGCAGCTTGACGATTAAAAATACCACGCTCACCACTCTTAGATTCGTATAGAGATAACCACTCTTTCATAAATGCACCCATCTCTGCTGAGTCTGTATAAGCTACTGAGTTGTTGGATAATGCTCGATGCTGGCTGTGTTCCCACCAAGAACCTGACTTAGCATTGCGCATACGCTCGTCTGAGAGGTTGCTGAGTGAGATTAAAGCGCTACGTCTAACACCACCCACCACAACAACTTCTGCGATCTTACACATCAAATCATGGCAGTCGATTGATACCAGTTTCTTTTGTCCTTTTGAGATGGCATCATTAAAAATATTAACTGTAAAATGCATGAGATCATCTAAAGGTGCTGGACCACTAGCACGACCACCAAATGTTTTAAGTCTAGCGCCTTGAGGTCTGATACCTTCAAGATCCCATTCAGGTATTTGTCCTGCATAAAGCAAAGACATTAGTTCTTTATAAGCTTTTGACCATCCAATTTTAGAATCAGCTACTTTTATAACTGTGTCAGTTTTGTGTAGTTCTTCAGGTAGATCCGGAAGTTTGTTTATGTATTGTCGCTCAACACTAAAACCAACACCTGTACCGCACATAAGAATGTAAAGTGTTTCATCGAATGCGCGAACATTATCCACAGCAACATAACTACAATTAAAACCTGCAACATTGTCACGCTCTAGTGCTTTACCTGCTGACATCAATGCTCTCATACTGGGCATAACTTCTAATCTAAGCACGGCTTCCTCTAATCGTGGTCTATCTTTACTGATATCTGTGTTGTGATTGTCCATCAAATGATTTTGCATAAAGTCAAAGTATCTTGAGACTGTCTCTTGCCAGTTCTCTCTTCTTCCTAAGTCTTCATTCCATCTTGCGTATCTGCTAAGATGTATGAACTCTTGATATGTTGTTGGTAATTTAATTTGTTTCATTTCTCTCCTTGTACTAGTACTTTTCTTAGTTTGTTTTCATACCAATCTGCCTTATCTAAGTCTTGGACTCCATTCTTATATTTAAATCTCCATCTATACTTGAGTGAATTACCTCTTAGATAACCTACAAATTCTTCGTGTGTTAGCATGGCTTCGATAGCTTCAATACATTCTATGTTGCCATTGTTGTAATGTGGGGGATGGTTGACTACATCCTTATCTATTTTTTTGTTTGCATATTCCATTAGTTCATCTAGTGGTATACCATTTAGTTTTATATCTACATCTTCCATTAGTTTTCCTCCTTCCAACTATCAGGCAAAGTATCTCTACTAAACCATCTAAAGTTATTTTTTTCTGCCCACTCAGCGTGGCTTCTTTTAGTTCCATCCTTTCTTTTCTTAGCTGCTGGCATCGGTGCGTAAGGATCAGAAAATAAAAACACCAGCTCACATTCTTCGGGCAATGCTTTTCTTATCCATTTGTATTTACTGTACTCAGGATAATCCCAAAACCTACCCTTTGCCTCAAGGTATATAACCTTGTCTTTTATTATACGAATAAAGTCAGGATGATAAACATGCTCAATGGTGTATTCAATTAAACCTTTGTGGTGTTCCCAATTTTTTAACTCTTCTTGGTGTAGTTCATACTCCCATTTAGAATGATAACCTTTAGGCAATCCTTTTTCAACAGGTCTTTTCTTTCGTGGCTTTCTCATATAAGTTCTCCAGCAGGATCATAGTTCTTAGAAAGTTTCCAGTAAGTTAAAATACTGTTAAACATTGCTAAATGTTTTTCGTGTGACTCTTGATCCCATATGTAACAAGCAATAAGATCAGTTTGTTTTCTATCTACAAATATAGATACTCGTTCAGGGTTATCAAAGCCTAGTCCTTGAGCGTAAGCAGACAACTGCATAGCGTGGCTGTCATACACCAATCGTTTAGGATTTTTACCTTCGAGGTTATCTTTAGTTTTGAAGTCTACAAAGATTCCTGACTCAGAGTACAGGTCTATCATTCCACCATAACCTTGAGAAGCACAGAAAGAATCCTCTGCTATCCACGTTTCATCAGGATAGTGTTCATCTAAGTATTTTCGTACTGCTTTGTAAGGTTTGTTTGTGGACTGCCCAAGAAACCCTCGTTCAATCATGCCGTGTATCTTTGTACCTAAGTCGGCAGCTTCCATGCCCGGCTTCTTAGCTTCTTGTTTGCATCTATAAATAAACGAGCCGTCTGATTCTCCATCCTCTTGTTCCAAAGAGAGTGCAGAATTTAAAGCTTGATTTATTTTCCAGTTCTCCAAAGAAGGCTTAGCAATGAGATCCATTACAGTAGTTACTGAAGGAACTAAGTTTAAAAGTTTGGCATCTCTTAAATTAGTGTTTCTTTCTTTGCCGTTGACACCTATAATAGTATACATAGGATCACCTTCTTGGGTGTACCAGTGTCCTGATTCAGAAGTAAACTTATTATACACCTGTGTTTGCGAATTGTCAATTATTTTTTTATTCATCTTTATGCTCTATAAAATGTAGTTGTCTATTGTCAGGATTAAACCCTAATAATTTAACACCTAGTTTAATTTGTTTTTTAGTTCTTGTCTTTTTACAATTGGGAGATTTGTCGTTGTCGTTGTTTGGATGAACAGTCTTTACATCTATCAAAATTATGTCTCCTTTCTTGTCCATTGCAATCATATCTATTGGACCAGTACATCCTGAGTTTTGAAACACTTCATATCCATGATCCCATAGCCAAGTGACTGCATAGTATTCTGCAAAGTCTCCTTTTCTATTTGTATTCATTATCTTTTTCTTAATGCGTTTCATCCCAACTGTCTCCGATTTTGTATTCACCATCTAAAGGACAGCGAAGTTTTAAATACTTACCAGCTTCTTGTATAGCTTTAACACCAAGCTCACCAAAGCGTTCAGAATCTTTATCTGATACTTCTACTTGCCACTCATCGTGTACGTTTGCAACAAAATGATAATCTAATTTTTCTTCTGTAGCTAAAGTATCTAACATTATTAAAGCAACTTTCATTACGATTGCACCTGCACTTTGTAACAAAGTATTTAAAGCAGCGTGTTCGTGGCGCACAAATATTTTACGACCATCTAATCCTAAAAGATAACCACGTTGCGCAGCTTGTTCTACTTTGCTTCGTAGTATTTTAAATGATGGTAAATTATTTAAGAATTGTTGTTTTAATTTCTTACCTGTCGCTCTGTTTCCACCAACAACTTCTCCAAGTTTAGCATCACCAGCACCATACATTAAAGCATATATAAATGACTTGGCATTGTCTCTGGTTTTTAATCCAGCAATTTCTTGATTTCTAGAATGTATGTCACCATTAATAAGTTCATTGGTATACTCATCATCTCTCATGTAATGAGCAAGCATTCTTAACTCTAAACCTGAAGCATCTATACCAACTAACTTATATCCTTCAGGCACAGACCAACAAGCTCTACATTCTTTGCCATACTCTTTAAAGAAGGAACCTGTGCTAAGTTTGGACTGCGGTGACTCATTCTATTTGTTATAGCACCAATAGAAAATACTCTACCATGTACACGACCATTGTTTAACTCATCAAACCATGAATTAATCTGTGCTATTCTCTTTTGTAATAACAAAAACTCTGCAATTAATCGTGCTTCTGGAATGTGTTTAATCTTATTTAAAGTTCCTTCATCAATGATAGGCTGTCCTGTTGGTGTGAATCTAGTTGGTTTCCAACCGAAGTCTGTTAAGTATTCTCCTATCTGTTTGCGAGAACCGAGATTAAACTCTTGATACTTCTGTCTCATAAAAGGTTCATAGTTTTCAGAACTCAAAACCTTCTCGTATTCTTCATCTGTCAATCCTCTTTTAGATAGCGTACCATCTTTCTTAATATAAGGTTTAACAATCTTATCATCTACCCATTTAGGTTTAAATACTTTATGAACTTCATCTTCTACTTCTCTCATTCTCGTTTTAAGAATAGCAAGAAGCTCTGCTCCTTTCTGTTCATTAAAGAAAAAGCCGTGTTGTTCTTGACGCTGTAGTATTTTTGTTACTTCATGTTCTACTTCTATTGATTGATCACTAAATGTACCACCATCCAACACCAACTTATCATATAGTGCTTCATTTAAAACAACATCTTGCTCACAGTATGGAACCATAAGAGGATCAAACTCATCCCACTCATCAGGCGGATCTGCTTTATATAGTTTTAATCTGTATCCCCAGCTTTCTAATCCATGTCCGCCATCCCTTATCGGATTAAATAATCTGGACATTATTAACGTGTCTATTATTTCTTTGTCTTTAAATAAATCTACATCATATAATTTATTCAATACTGGAATGTCAAAGCCTATAATGTTATGACCAATTAAAGTTTTAGATTGCATTAGCAGATCAACACCATCTTGTATATTGTCTTCATCATGTCTGAATATATGTGTTTCTCCTTTATATTCTTTAATGACAATACACCATATGGTATCAGGATCTAAGCCATTACACTCTATGTCAAAAGTAATTTTAGAAAAGTGTCTCTTCATTTTCAAATGTATCCTCGTCATTTAGTTCACTTAATCTGCCTGTATCAGGATCATATATAAGTGAGCAAGCATATCCTGTATAGCCTGTGTATCTAGATTTTAATACACGAACAACTGTTGTGTTGGCTTCAGCTATATCGTCTGCTTGTTGGTTACGTTCGACAGCCACTACACTGTCAGATAATTGTGCAATAGATTGAGAGCCTCTAAGATGGCTTAAAGAAACTTGAACACCTCTCTCGTGTCCTGAGTCTCCGCCTACTCTACGAAGGTGAGATACTAATATCATACCAACACCTGTTTCTTCTACAAGACTACGAAGCCTTGTCATTAACAGGTCAATGCCTCTACGCTCATCACCATCTGTTAAAGATGATACTAACATATGCAAGTGATCAATTATAATCCACTTACATTCGCACCCGACAATCATGTATCTTAACTTAGAAAAGATTTCATCTATGTCATGTACTCCTAAGTGAGAGTGAATAAAGACTCGACCTTCTTGTATAGTACTGTCAAACATTCTAGATAAGTCTTCTTCCTTGTACCTGTCTCTTATTTCATTTATATATAAACGATCGTTTGCTTCAATAGATACAATACCATCTGCTGTTCTCTGCCAGTTCTCTTCAAGTGCCATGATGCCAATGTTATCATCGGTTTGTTTTATTAACCAGTGTTCTAGCTCTCTAACAACAGAGCTTTTACCGAGTCCAGTACCACCTGTTAGTGTAAGCAATTCATTCTTCCTTAGTCCGTATAGTTTTTGATTTAATCCTTCATAAGGAAAGGCAATGCTTTCTTTTACTTCTCGTTTAAGCCAACTGTCTTTCTTGCTTGAGAGTTCTAATATACCAGAAGGTGTATAGGTCTTAGCTTCAAACCAAGACTTAGTAAACTCTGCAAACCTTTTGTTGTTGAGCATATCATTGGCATCTTTATATCCATTAGGCAACTGCATTATCTTAGCCTTTCCGGGTTTTAAAAGTCTTGCCACATCTCGTGCTGCTTTTCTACCTGCTTTATCATTATCAAAGCAAATAATAACTTTATCAAAAGACTCAACAAATTCTATACTGTCTCTTATATCACGGACAGCACCTGCCGAACCTCTTTTAATAGAAACAACAGCAGACTTTATACCTAAATCTACAACAGCAAGAGCATCACACTCGCCTTCTGTTATAGTTAAAGGTAGTTTTGATTTGCCATACAGTTGTTCACCAAACAAACCTGTTCCTTCGTAGCTTCCACTAACTCTAAAGCTTTTATTATTAACATACCTAGTCTTTACTGCAACAATTTCGTTGCCGTTGTAATATGGATAGACATGTTCAGCAATGCTTCCATCACTATTATAAACAACACGCACACCATATTTTTTAGCTGTTGCTTCTGATATATTTCTATCAGTAAGAGAACCATAAGTTCCTGTGTAAGCATTTAAATAAGATGTATTGTTCACTTTGTTAATAGGTACTACCGAATCTGGGTTTTTATAATCTGTAAAAAACTCACCGCAACTAAAGCATTTGGCTGAGCCGTTCTCGTTCATTGAGACTGGATCTGAACCACCACATTTAGGGCAAGGTAGTTTGTGTTTTACAAATGTACTTTGTTTTAATTCCATTTCTATCTCCAAAAATGTATGGCTAGACCTGAGAAAACAAGCCTAGCCATTAGATTAAGACTCGTCAGAGTCTGTT